GTGTAAAGCAATTTAATAATCTTCATGGATACATCGAAGAATGTCTAAGTAGTGCGAAAAAATATGATGAACTATCGGTTTCTCGGGTTTAAGGAGTAATACATGAATAACCGTCTTTGGAATTGCAGAAATCCCTATCAGGGGGACTATAAGCGCGTCCTTTGCGTGTGTAGTGCAGGTCTTCTTCGTTCACCTACAGCGGCTCTCGTGTTATCTCAGGAGCCGTTTAATTACAACACTCGTGCGGCAGGTGTGAATGATTACGCACTAATTCCCGTAGATAGAGTACTCCTGACTTGGGCAGATGAGGTAGTCTGTATGGAAGCAAGTCACGGGCATATTATTGAGGAACTAATGGAACAATTCGATATTGAAGTTCCGGTAACTGTTCTCGGTATCCCTGATAGCTTCGAGTATCGTAATCCTGATCTTATGCAACTGATCGTGGAGAAATACAATGAACTATCGTTACATCGGATTTAAGGCTTTCGGTATCCACGAAGGTAAGAAGTACGATTGTAGTTTCTATGTGTCTCACCCTCTTGTCTCTGGGATTACTCAGGAACAAGTAGGGCAGGCCATTCATAGTGCAGTCCAACAATTCCACGAATATCACCCGACAGGTCAGATTGTCGGACAGATGGAGAGGATCGTAAACCATGTTTAAAGGTATTAAATCTATGCTGTTTGAGAAGGAATACAGTCTTACGGAAGTCTTTGCATCCTGTTTGACTGTCATGATTCTAGCAACTTCAAGATCCTGGACGAACTTAGACATCATTGCACTAATTTGGTTAGTCGTGACCCCTCTTGTAATATATATGCAGAACGGTATCGAAAATGACACTGTGGACTGATATGCTAGGAAACCCGGTCAGTCCGGGGGACTTCATCGCCTTCCCTGAGGCTTACGGCAGACGTATTATCATGAATATTGTCTGCTGTGAGTATTATGAGGATGGTAAGCCTGTATTCAAGAAGTTAAATCGAAGAACAGGGCGTTGGATCAATTATCGTCCGAGATGGAATAAGAATCACGTTAAAGTAGATATTCCAGAGGGTATATCTGTTGAACAAGCTAATGAAATAGCTTATGAGGAAATGCCTGAAACAAATCGACACACTAGGATTAATCATAGGAATGGATGGGGCAAATGAGTAATGTAAAAGTACATTTTTCGTCAGAGAGTGATCTGTGGGAGACACCGTTAAGTTTGTATAGGGAATTGGATAATGAGTTCAATTTCTTAATTGATATTGCCTGTGACTCTAATAATTGTAAGGCAAAATACGGTATAGCGAAAGATCTAGGAATGGATGCTTTAGATGGTAAGAAGTGGGCTTGGAATGGGGAGCAAGGTACTGTTTTTTGTAATCCTCCCTACAGTCGTGGGTTACAGAAGTTATTTATCGCAGAAGCAGATCGTCAGCGCAAGTTATTCGGAATTAAGAGTGTGTTCCTCATCCCTGCACGGACAGATACAAAAACATGGCATAAGTATATTTGGGATAAAGAAAATCATTGCCCGAGAGAAGGGGTTGAGGTAAGGTTCCTTGAAGGCCGTGTGAAGTTTGAGAAGGACGGTAAACCATTGCTAGATAAGAGTGGAAAACCTCAGTCAGCACCTTTTCCTAGTGTTATCGTAGTATTTAATGCTTACTCCAATGACTAAGTATAATAGTTTGAAGGACTGAATGGGTATATTAATTAGACACGAGCAGTGCCCTGAGTGTGCCAAACACGGTAGGGATACAAACAAAGATAACCTAGCAATTTACTCAGATGAGAGTTGTTACTGCTTTTCGTGTGGTTACACGGTATATAGTGACGAAGTTAAGGAGCAACTAGGGTTGGATAGATTTGTATGGACTAATGAATTAGAAGAAGGTATGTCAAAAGAGTTAATAACAAAAGAACAGATTGATAGAATTAAAGCTAAGACTGGCGAGAAAGGTAAGAACAGTCGTGGTATCTCGGATAAAACTTACAAAGACTTTCTTGTACGCTTTGAGTATGATGAAGAGACAGGTGAAGTATCTAAACATCTATATCCCGTCACAGAGGGGTACGTAGCATCTGGATACAAAGTACGCAGGCTCCCAAAAGACTTTAGCGGACCACATTACGGTAAATTCGGGCAATCTAGTGATCTGTTTGGTCAATGGAAGTTCCGAACAAGCAACTCTAAGATTGTAGTAATTACTGCTGGAGAAGTTGACTGCCTCAGTGCTGCACAAATACTAGAAGATTATCGCACAAGTAAGAACTCTGACTTTGAACCTACTCCTGTTGTTTCATCTGTTATTGGTGAATCAGGAAGCTACAAACAGATTCAAAAACACTATGATTGGTTTAATCGGTTTGAAAAAATAATTGTCTGCTATGATCAGGATAAAGCTGGTCAAGAGGCTGTAAAAGAGTTGGCAAAAGTCCTACCTAAAGGTAAGATGTATGTGATGGACCTACCTCTTAAAGATACTAACGAAATGTTAGTTAATGGCAAGTCATCTGCTTGGCTTACTGCGTTTTTTAAGGCCCGTCCATACACACCAGATGGTATTGTTGCTAGTTCTGAACTTAGCGATAAAATTAGGGAACTGGCCTCCGTAGAGAAGATACCACTCCCGCCGTTTATGCATAGACTACAAGATATGATGGCGGGTGGCATCCCTCTCGGGCGTATTGTTAATATCGGATCAGCTTCAGGGACGGGGAAGAGTACTATTGTAGACGAGCTAATCTACTATTGGATATTCAATAGCCCTCATAAGATCGGTGTAGTTACCCTTGAAGCAGAAGCCGGGGAATACGGCATTAAATTACTTTCGCGGCACGTCGGACGTAAGATCGATCTTATACCTACAGTGCAAGAAAAACTTGACTATCTTAACAGTGATTATATCATTGATAAAGAGAGCGAACTATGGAAAAACCACGATGGCTCTCCCCGCTTTCATTTGATTGAAGACAGAGACGGTGGGGTAGAGAGTCTTAAGAACCTGATTAATTCTCTAATTGTTTCTTGTGATGTACGAGTAGTCGTACTTGATCCTCTGCAAGATATCTTAGATGGTCTTTCTAATGATGACCAAGCAGTATTCATGCGATGGATGAAAGGTATGGTTAAAAGTCATGGTGTGACTTTTATTAACATCAATCATATACGTAAGAATCAAGGCGGCGCGAAGGCCAATTCTACTGGTGCTGATATCTACGAAGAGGATTTTCAAGGTAGTAGTTCTATTTTTAAATCTGGTGCTTGCAATCTTCTATTTACTCGCAACAAGGAGGCAGAAGACGAGATTGAAAGAAACACTACTCACATGAAGGCCACGAAAATTCGTTGGACAGGTAAGACAGGCATTGTTGGACAGTACTACTATGATAACAATACACATACAATGTACGATAAAGAGGACTGGATGCGGCAACAGAAAGTGGAGTTCTAGTGGGTAAACTAATAGATATGACCGGAGAAAGAGTAGGGAAACTCATTGTTGTTTCAAAGGTAAAGTTTGAAGGAGATACCAGAGCATATTGGGCTTGTAAATGCGATTGCGGAAACGATCTCATAACTTCCGGTAAGTCCTTGCGATACAAAGGCTGGACAGGGAAATATCTTTAATTTTTGTAGAATCCTTAGAAGATTCTATTGACAACCCTGTTGGAGTTGTGGGATCATTGTTGGAGTGTGAAACACATTCCCGATACACCTCAAGTGTAGTTAAAAAGATAATGGAGGATTGAAATGAATAAGTTCAATATCGGAGATACTGTTCGTCTTATTGAGGAAGATAGTGGTTGTACTCACTACGCAGTAGGTACGTTATTTACGGTGACTGGCTTTTCGGACGTAATCGATGAAGATGGTTATCCACTTATGGAATTATCTACAAAAGTTGACTCATATGCATATATTTATGTGTGGAAACAAACGTGGTTTGAACTCGTGGAGGAGAGCACTGTGCAAAAAGAATCAAATATGTTTCAGTTTAATGTGAGTAGTGAAGATGCTATTGACTTCATGGAGATCCGCCAGGATCTGTCTCGCTCAAATCCTATCGCTAAGGTAGAGTTCAAGAGCGAAGACGGGGAGCGAAAGTATTATGTGGTTATCCATGACTCACTTCTTGAGAAGGCTAATACTTTGAGTATTCCAGATCCTACTAATGATTATTACAATTATTACGTAGAACTTGACTCTCCTGCGGAATACGCTGAATGGGCTAAGTGGGCACGAAAGGTGATCTCAACTGAGTGGGGCGGAACTAAGGGTGTTGTAACTGTTTCTCCGTTGAAGGTGCGGATCTAATGATCTTCACGGAAGATGAGGCACGCACTAAACATTGCCCTTACTGTTTTAATGGGAAGCATGCAGGAGCAACGTGTTCTGTATCTGATTGCATGGCTTGGCGTGTGTATTCCATTACAAAAGAGTCTACAGGTAAAGACATAGTAGAAGTCCGTCCACGGGATAGTGATGGGAATACTCATTTCCTAGTTCCTGAAATGAAGGAAGTAGTTCGAGGTTACTGTGGGTTGGCAGGGAAGCCTTTAATAGGTAGGAGTTAAATGCGAGTCGCGTTTGATACAGAGAATACAGCATTACTAAATAGCAGTTCAATTGACTATACACAAAGCCCCTACAAACTAAAGTCTGACTTTAAGATGCACTGTATTGTATGTACTGATATTGATACGCTACAAGTGCATCGGTTTGTAGGGGAAGAAGTCAAAACTAAATTTCCAAAGTTCCTAGATGGCGTCACGCAACTCATAGGCTGGAATAACATAAATTACGACAATTTAGTTTTGAAGTTATACTTAGGGATTGACTACACCATTGGTCCTGATACTATTAACGGCAGGCCATGCCAGATCGATGACGGCATGGTCTTATCAAAGACTCTAAATCCAGATAGACTCGGGCACTCTATTGAATGGTGGGGCGAACGGCTTGGGTTTCCAAAGATTGATTGGCGAGCAGAGGCTATTAGCCTTGGACTGATTAAACCCAATGATCCTCCGGGGGCAGAGTTCCAGACATTTCATCCAAGAATGGTGGATTACTGCGAGAGAGATACCCTGATTACTGCTAAGGCTTACAAAGCTTTGATGGAGGAATGGGGTAATTGGAATTGGCAGGATGCCTACGATCTTGAGAAGGCTGTAGCTGAGATCATCACACGTCAAGAGCATCGTGGATTCCACTTCGACATTGAACTAGCGAAGTCCAATGTAGAAGAACTAGATCGGATGATGGAAGAGATTCGCTCACGCATTGAGCCTATGATTCCACCTAAGAAGCCGACTAAAAAGGTGCAAGGTGAGTATACTCCACCTAAAGTACAGTTTAAAAAAGATGGAAGTCCTTCAAGTAATTTAGAGAAGTTTGCAGCTAAACTCGGAGGTACGATTCACCAAGATGATGAAGGTGGTTACTCCCTGTTATGGAATGGACGTGTGCATGACCTTCCACTACCTGCGGAGTCTTTAGTAACAGAAGTACCTGCAACCTTAGCTGACACTACTCATATTAAAGAGTGGTTAGTGTCTCTCGGATGGGTGCCTACTGCATTTAAGGAACGTGACCTTACTGTTGACAGCCGTAAGAAGAAAATCAGTAAAGAGAAGTTCAAAGAAGTAGTTGACAGGTACGTAGAACAGACGTTAGAATCCAATTTCTGTTCATTTAGATGCGAGCACTTAGACGTACCTCCTGAGAACCTTAAGCAGAAATTACTTGAACATAATCTGTCCAAGCCACTTAAGGTTCTGACCAATCCGAACTTCACTGTCGGCCAAGATAAGGAGCTTTGTCCCGGCCTTGAGAAGATTGGTGACGAGTTTCCTCACGCGAAGGACATTGCAAACTGGCTGACGTATCGGCATAGACGAAATAGTATTTTAGGTGGTGGGGTAGATGTTGAAGAAGATGAAGAGGAGTTTAACAAGGGTTATTTGGGCGTTGATCGGATCTTCCTTGACGGTCGGATTCCTACTCCTGCCGATACATGCGGTTGCAATACTGGACGCTTTAAGCATCGCTTGGTTGCTAACATACCTCGCCTTACATCCCCATATGGCGAAAACATGCGACGGATGTTCGCTGCTGGACCGGGGTACTATCAATTAGGTTACGATGGCGACGGATTAGAAGCACGTATCGAAGGACACTACACTTACAAATATACTGGTGGTCCTGAGTATGCTGAAAGCCTTGTAGCTGCCAAGCCAAACGATATCCATACAGTAACAGCGGCACGTATCGGTATTCCGAGAAACGATGCTAAAACACTGAAATACGCTTGCGTACCTGTAGATAATACTCAAGTATTGACTGAAGACGGCTGGAAGTGGTACTCGGAACTCCGAGAGGGTGATGTTGTATTATCGTATAATGACAGGTTTGATCGTATTGAGAAAGACCAAATCCTGAAACTTCACTACTTTGAAAACGAAGATGTTGTTAAGTTCTCAAATAAATACGACAGCTTTGAATGTACGTTAGACCATAAGTGGTACGGGTGGAAGAGAATTCAACATAATAATAAGCGTTTTAATGCTAAAATGTTCTTCTACGCGAATGAGATTAACCAAGAAACTAATATTCTTATCTCTGCACCTTACTATGGGTCTGGAAATATTACACCAGATGAGGCTGGAATTATCGCATGGATTCTATCCGATGGATATCTGAAGTGGTCTGATAAGGGAGATGGAACTAGTTGCTCTAATGGTAAACGGAAGCAAGTAACTGTTAGAATTAGTCAGGCTAAGCATAAGTTTCATGCGGAGATCAAAAGGCTGCTAGATAACTCAGGACTAGATTATTCCGTCTCAGAGCAAAGTATGAATGGAACTGAAATGTATCACTTCCTGATTAGCTCACCATCTGCTAGAGATTTTCTTGATAGGGTAATTCCGGGGAGGAGGGACAAGCATGAAGAGGATTGGGTTAAGTGGGTTCTCACGTTAAATCGAGATAGCCTCCAATCTTTTATTCATAACTTCTGGTTAGCAGATGGGAATGTAAAAGGAAACGAGAACTCACCGTCGATGGTGATTACTCAGAATCCCGGTAATATTTTAGATGCTGTCTCCTTGGCTATGTACCTAACAGGAAGAAAAGTGACAGTTACAAAGCACACTGGAAACGCAAAGACGATCCGTAGTCAGAGTAGGCGGCATATTACATGCCAAGAGTTACAGAAAGAGGAGGCAGGGAAACGAGATGTATTCTGTCTGACAACAGGGAACGGTACGTTTATCATTAAACAACCTAAGTACATGGGGATTACCGGAAACTGCTCATATGGTGCTCAGCCACCTAAGATTGCTAAGCAGATGGGGTGGCCTCTGGCTAGAGCTAAGCGGGTGTTTGAAGGGTTCTGGAACGCTGCAAAGCCACTCCAACTCCTTAAGGAAAACTTAGAGAAGTACTGGGAAGGTCCGGGTAAGAGAGAGTTTGTCTTAGGGATAGACGGACGTAAAGTACCAACTAGAAGCAAACATGCACTCTTGAATTCATTGTTTCAAAGTGCTGGCCTTATCTGTATGAAACGTGGTATGGTGTTCCACGATAGATGGCTGAAGGAAGCAGGATTAATTGTTGACTTCTTCCGCGAAGACTGGCAGAATAAGACCTTCGCTCAACAGATGATTCATTACCATGATGAAGCGCAATTTGAACTAAGCAAGTCTCTTGTTAAATTCAAAATGTTTGCAACAGAGGAGGAGGCGAAAGCCTTTAAAGAAGAAGGGAAAGTTTGGAGTGATGTTGGTCATGCTCCTGACGGTCGGTACTATCGGGCTTACTCCATTGTAGGTGAACTAGCTAGTAAAGCTATCACAGAGGCAGGAAAGTACTACAAGCTTAACGTAGAACTTACGGCAGGCTACCAAATCGGTAGAAACTGGGCAAATTGTCACTAATTAGGAGGATAAATTGGAAGAATATCAACTGAGCCGTGAAGACCTGAGCGATATGCTCGCTGGTGCGGCTATTTATAAAGAAGCTGGATTCAATGAAGTAAGAATTGATCTTGATCACGCTATTGAAATTTTAACGAGACTTCTTGAGGATGAGTAATATAAGATGTACCTAGTAATTAAATCAGGATACACAAGTATTGCAATCCCTGTCAGTGGTGATGTAGGCCAAATCATCGCTGGTATGGATAAGGCAGTAACAGTGCAAGAACCGGGTTATCAGGAGACTCAATATAAGGTTCAGGCAGATAAGGTAACTTTTACTTTCGTTCCTGACTCTATGATTGGTCCCGCTGATCCAGTGCTTGAGAAGTACAAGGACGATCTTCATCGTGCATACGAACGCGAAGCTACTGAACGTAAGCAGCGTCAAGAAGTTGAGAAGGAACTGAAGGAACTTAAAGAGCGGTTTGCACCTTTTATGAAGGATGAGGTACAATGAGTAAGCTGAAATACAGCCTGTTAAAAAAAACTGGTGAGTATTACAAACTGAATGTTGAACTAACAGCAGGCTATCAAGTCGGACGTAATCGGAGAGAGTGTCATTGATAAAGATTAGAGATGTAGAAGGTTACGAAGGGCTGTATCAAATCACAGAGGATGGACGTGTTTGGTCAGTTAAAACTGCTATGTGGCTTAAAGGTTGGATAAATACTGGAGGATATTTACAAGTAGACTTAAAAGGAAGGCAGAAGAGGTATATGCCAAGGATTCACAGGCTGGTAGCTGAAGCTTTCTTACCTAATTCAGAGAATAAACGAGTGGTTAATCATAAGGACGGTAATAAACTGAATAATACTAAAGATAACCTTGAGTGGGTATCTGATTCAGAGAACATTACACATGCCTATAAATCTGGTTTGATGGTAGGTCTTCCAACATTTCCAGATAAAAAGAGTTGCTGCATAAAAGATCCTTCAGGGCAAGTGCATTACTTTGACTCTCATACAGACTTAGCTAACACATTTAACTTAGATATTAGTCATATAGGAAAGGTTATAAAAGGAAAGTTAAGAAGTTATAAAGGATTTACAAGGTGTGATTGATCGTACCTTGCGAAATGGAGTAAAGTTTCAAGGAAGATGTAAACACTGAAACTAACCAGTATGTATATACTATTTAGTTTCAAATCGACCTATAGGAAATTAACCTAAAGAAATTATCTATAGAAGAATCACTAACTAAACCAGTAAAAAAAAGAGGAATAAATGAGCTTAAATCTGAATCAAAATACCAGCAAGCCTAAGATTACTTATCCTGAACTTGAGCCAGCAACTTACCCTGCTCGTATTGTTCAGGTAATTGATATGGGTAAGCAATATAAGACTAATTACAAGAACGGTAATCAACTCTATCGTGATTCTGATGGGAATGAGACTGAGGAAGATACTGGCAATCCAATTGTGCAACCAAAAGCGTGGATCACGTTTGAACTACCAACTGAAACGATTGAAATTGAGGGTGAAGATCGCCCCCGTTGGGCAAGTAAGGAATTTGTTATTTCTACGCATGAGAAGTCAGCATTAACCAAGGTTATTAAGGCTTGTGGTAATGTAAAGGCGCTCCGAGAACTTCTTGGAAAGCCCTGTATGATCAGCACCGATATGACTTCAGGCGGAAAGTCTAAGATTAAGGATGTTACTTCACTGATGAAGGGACTTAGCGTTCCAGAACTCAGCAAAGAACCTGTACTGTTTGATCTTGACAATCCAGACGTAGATGTGTTCAACTCACTCCCTCAATTCTTGAAAACCAAAATCACCGAAAGCGTAGATTTTGGAAAGAGTAAGCTGAAGAAACTGCTTGACAGTGGTGCCTCCACTAAGGCAGAATCTAAGGCTAAGAGAGATGCGGATTCATCCGATAACTTTGATGGTGATCCCGCTCCTTTCTAATCTGACCTAAGTTTTTAGGCAGAAACTAATAACCCTCAAGATTGAAACAATCTTGCCACTAAAGGGTGGTACACTGGTAAAGTGGTGTCACCAGTACAATTTCAAACACAACAAGCGGGGAAGTAAAATGGCTAAGGCTCAAGAGAATGCAGCAGAGCGCCAACGCTTTCCGGCGACAGACTTGCTGGAAGAGTGCAAGGCCGCGATGGGGCAAGTGTTCTACGGCTACAAGGGCGGCGACTACGTGATGGGCGCATTGACTCCGGTATGGCTGGCGAGTTACGGATGCTGCGGGCAGAAGCTGATGGCGCTGCACGTTGACGGTGAGATTGAAACCGCCGACGATGACTAAGAGGCATAACGCACAAGCTGAAGCGCGACGCTGATGGCGCTGAATTAAACCGCGAAATTTGCGGCTTGTCCGCAAGATTTATTTGTTATGTGTTTTATTAAATTATGAGGTGGTTTATGCAATTTGAACAAGGAGAGCAATTAGCCGCAGCCTTCTTTGATGATGGTCAAGTATTGAAGGTTGGAGATCACTGCGACTCTATTGTTGTGAGCATGGAGGCCGGGCAGATGGCTGGCGTTCCTTGGTTTGAGGTGTGGAAGGACGGCAAGATGATCAGCAAGTGGAATGCGGCAAAGTGTGAAGGCGTTGCGTACACATAACTAGTAATAGCATCACGTACAAGAATAAGACTTATACGTACACTCCTCCAATGCAGGAAGAATACGTTGACAGGCCGATTGTGGATATCGCACGTCAGCCTAAACACACAGAAGATGAACGTCAAAAGCGTTTCGATGAACTAACCGATTGGCAAAGTAAGTAAGGAGTTAAAATGTTTAGTAAGAATGTAGATAGTATTGTTGCAGCCTTCACCAAGACCGTGAGCGACCTGTACAAGCGAGCAGAAGATCAGGAGAACAAGGTCGCAACTATCTGTGATAAAGAGCGCAAGCTGGCAGAAGAGAAGGCTTGTTGCGAAGCCGAGGGCAAGCGTGCTCGGACTATTGCTGCAAAGATTGAAGCACTTCTTTCTGAGTAAGTGTTGACACTAGTTCGAGATTAAGGTAAGATAGTCCCTAGTGAAGTTTGGAGTAGCTAGGGGCTGGTGAGCACTAAACAGATACACTTGACGTTAAAGCTAAACGGTGATATCGTGGCGGTCTAGGGACGGTTCGAGTCCGGTCAATGGCAACCCCGAAAGTACGCGCGTTGACTTAAACTTTATCTTTACAGGTGTATCTATTTAGTGTTTAAGGAGGTAATATGTTGAAAATTGAATCTATGACTATTGTTCGCGGTAATGGACCAGATGTAGTTATACTTAATACAGATATACCTAGTGGTATTTATCCGTTTACAGGAACCCAAAGTGTGAGAATGGATCTTGCTGCTGGAACAGCGGAGGATTTTATAGACAAACATTTTCCAAATGTGCCTTACACTGTAGTATATTAGTGTGACGGTAGCCAAGCGGCCTAAGGCGAGTGATTGTGGCTCACTTCATCTGGAGTTCAAACCTCTCCCGTCACCCCCCCAATAGACATTTATCCGTGTGTAACTCCTATCCCATTCAAGGGCCTGATAGGAGTGATAGAATGTATATGACTTCTAGAGGTTGTGTATTAGGTAATGCAGGTTTGACTCCTGACCACACGGGCCAATTTCAACAAGGGAGGTTTAATGTTACACATATTCCATAAATGGAAATACACTCCTGCTACATACAGGACTCCATTAGATGAAAGACTGTCAATTCCGTTGACACCATCTAAGAGAGTATGTAAGATATGCGGGAAGACTCAAGAAGAAGACAGGCATTGTCTAGGTCTTAATCCTCCCGAATATTACTCTAGATGGATTACAGTTCAAAAGCAGAAGGAGACAAACTAATGTTCCAGAAAATTAAAAGTGCAGTAAGTAAGCAGTTTGCCAAGATGGAAGCCGAAGGTCTGTACATGATTGATGTAGATCGTGATGCACTTTGGAATGCCTACCTTAATGGTTTCAGTGATCCAGACTTCAAGCAAGAGCATAACTGCAATTGCTGCAAGAGTTTCATCCGTCAGTACGGTGGTGTTGTCTCCATTAAGGACGGCAAGCTGTCAAGTATCTGGGATGTTGGTCTTGTTGGTGAATACACCGAGGCAGCTATGGCTATGGCTAAGATTGTCCATGAGTCAAAGGTTTCAGATATCTTTGTGTCTAAGCATAAGGGCTTGGGCACTGATAGTAACATTCAATACAAGGATGGTAAGACTAAAGAGTGGGAGCACTTCTACCACGAGTTGAAGTCTACTTCTGTGACTCGTTCTGGTGACACTGTAGACACGATTAAGGGTAATGCTCGCTCTACTCGTGATGTATTTAAGCGTTCCTTGGATGAACTCACAATTGAGGCAACTGAGATGGTCCTTGACCTTATTTCTCAGAACTCGCTTTACCGTGGGCATGAGTTTGAAAACCTGCTGAAGACTTTCCTGAAACACCAGAAGGCGTATGCCAAGCTGGACGCTCGTGGTAAGGATCTGTACGCTTGGGAACACTTTAAGGAAGGTGGTAAGGTTCGTAATTCTGCTATCGGTACGCTCTTGATTGATCTGTCCGAAGGTAAGGAACTTGACCGGGCTGTGGCTTCTTTTGAGGCTAAGGTTGCTCCTCATAACTACAAGCGTCCGAAGGCTCTTGTCACCAAGAAGATGATCGAGAATGCGGAGAAGGAGATTCAGGCCCTTGGTCTGGAAAACTCTCTGTACCGCCGCTACGCAACTTCGGATGACATTCCGGTTGATCAAGTTATCTTCCTGAACCGGGACTCCTCTAAGAAGGGTGGTCTATTTGCAGAACTTAAGGAAAGTCTGCCGGTAAGCGCACAACAGTTCTCGAAGGTCGAGGAAGTGTCGATTAATGACTTCCTGAGTAAGATTGTACCTAATGCAACTAACATTGAGGTATTGCTTGAGAGCCGTCATACTGGTAATCTAATGACTCTGGTAGCTCCTGTACACGCTGATGCTCCCTCACTGTTTCAGTGGGATAACGGTCTGTCTTGGGACTACAACGGTGGTGTAGCTGACTCTGTTAAAGAGAAGGTGAAAAAGGCTGGTGGTAAAGTTGACGGTGAACTTCGCATCTCTCTGGAATGGCACAACTACGATGACCTTGATCTGCATGTAATCGAGCCTAATAAGAACGAAATTTGGTTTGCTAGTAAGGTATCCCGTTATACTAACGGTGCTCTCGATGTAGATATGAATGCAGGCTACGCTCAAACTCGTGAGCCGGTAGAGAATGTAATCTACCCAACTAAATCTAAGATGCTGGAAGGGCGTTACGAGATTAAGGTTAATAACTACAGCAAGCAAGAAAGTATTGACACTGGTTTCAATGTTGAGGTAGAATGTCAGGGCGAGTTGTTCACGTTCTTCTGTGATAGCCCCCGAAGCGGTGCTACCAAGACTGTAGCAGTTATTGAGTACTCTAAAACTAAGGGCGTAACTCTCGTCAAGGGTGATGCTACCACTACCAAGAACGTGAGGAGTGTGGACGTTTGGGGGATCGGAACTAATAAGTTTCACAAGGTCAGCATGATCATGAACTCCCCGAACCATTGGGAGCGAGAGATCGGTAACAAGCATACCTTCTTTATTCTGGAAGGTTGTAAGACTGAGGATAACACTCGTGGCATGTTCAATGAGTTTTTGAAGGACAGCCTATTGACTCACAAGCGTCTTTTTGAGATGCTAGGCAGCAAGATGAAGGTACAGGAATCTGGTTCACAACTGTCAGGTCTTGGTTTCTCTTCGACTCAGAAGGATAGTGTGATTGTCAAGGTTGACGGTAAGTTTTCACGTACTTTAAAGGTGAAGTTCTAATGAGTCCTGTACAGATTTATCATTGGGTTCATGATAAGAAGATGGAGTCGTTACCTTACAAGTATGGTTCCCTTATCGAGCGAGAGGACTTGTTTAAAGTAGCGGAAGAAGTTGTTAGTCTTGGGTTTCATGTGATGTTGCTTGACACTGAAACCTTATTTATCGATACAAAGCATTTTAGTCAACGATAGGAGAAAGAAAATGTTTGAGAAAGCAAGTCGTATGAAGATCCGTTTCCAGACGGCAATTGGTATTATTACTACTGAGGATCTGTGGGGCCTGAAGCTGACTCAGCTTAATGACCTTGCTAAGTCCCTCAATCGTCAGATTAAGGATGCAGAGGAAGAGTCTTTCATTTCTGAACCTTCTTCTGCAAGTAAAGAACTTACACTTAAGCTGGATATCGTGAAGCACATTATCGCGGTCCTGCTTGAAGAGAAGGATAAGAAGGAAAAGGCCAGGGAACGCAAGGAGCAGCGGGATCGTCTACTTGAGATCTTGAATAAGAAGCAGAATGAATCGCTGGAAGCAATGTCGATTGAGGACATCAAGAAACAACTTGAGGCTCTTAACTAAAATGACCCCGAACGCCTCTGACGTAAGCGTACCATTTGGGTGAGACTATGAAAGGTCTCTGACGCAGCTAGAGTTGTCGATATCTGCTGGAGGGTAAATGTGAAATGGATAGGGCAAACCGGCCAACCTGACCTATCACGCAATCATTAGAGCCGTGGGATGATGAATCCGTAGGCTGAAGGGAAAGTACATTTGGATACACGGAATAAGACGATCCTGTATAGGAACTAATCTTTCCGGGGCGGGAACTAGCGTAAGCAAGTAGACCGCTAGGCGGGTAGCCAAAAACTTTACTGAGTAGGTCCGTCTGAAATGTAGTAAAGCGATTGTTAGGTGGCGTAAACATCTAACCCAACGTCAAGGTGTGGCGTGACACGCTGGAGAGACAGCGATTTTTAAGAAACACTTTAACCAGTGGCAGGAATTGGGGAAGTAGTGAAATTGGAACTATGCCGAAGTACAAGGTAACTACCGAAAGTAACGGGAACTCGACAAAGTGATGGTTTGATTCCATCTAGAGTGTTTCTTAAAAATTAACTCCATAACACACGTAAGCCGTGTACAGTTGTGCAGCCAGCTAGTATAAAGAGACCGTGCGACCCGAAATACAGTGCTGCAATGGGGAGCGAAGGGAAGGTGCTAAGACCATCAAATGCAGGTGTAACCTGCCCCGGCACACGGAGACTAATCGGTGGAAATCCGTAGAACTGATAGAGTGGCGACTATCTGTGGAGTTAATTCTAATCTTAAAGATTAGTGTGGGAAAGTGCCTAGCCAGCGTCCTACCTGCTAAGGAATACAGTATCCACTAACCTCTGTACGGCAGATTGCAAATGCACGGTTACTCTGGCGAGAGATATTTGACAAGTAAGTGGAGAGATGGTAATATCTCTTAAACACGTAGCAGGACTAATCCCAAATTTCAATGCCCTCTTAGCTTAATCGGATAAAGCAACGGACTTCTACTCCGTTTGATGGGGATTCGACTTCCTCAGAGGGTGCCAATTTTCAACAACAAAGAGGAAGTAAAATGACTGAAGTAAAGAAGTGTTCTTGTCGATCTGAATACCAAGACCAAAAGTATGGTCAGGGTATGCGAGTTCATAATACTGTAAAAGTAAAAAGTGGTACTGAGTATCGCTGTACCGTGTGCGGTAAGGTAGTGAAGTAATGAAGATCAATAAAGAACGTTTTACTATCAATAGAGAACGTTTTACTGAGACGCTTAGTTGGGAGCATGTAAAATCCAATGTTGGTATTTATCAGAATGTTTCAGGAGATACTAATGTATTCCTAGTCACTATTGATAGTAAGACAACCCTATATGTGCGACTAGGTGACTACGCAAGAATTGAAACTGCTGACCTTGGTTGGCAAACAGAGTCCTTCGTAAAAGTTGATAAAGAAATGCACGTATCTTTCAAGTAAGGAGATTTAAATGAACCACACTGAAATTTATAATGTAGTGACTAGTGGACACTCAGTTGGGATGACCTTTGACTTAAAGGAAGCGCAACGTTGGTTTAAGGAGTCGAAAAGTAACGATAAGAAGATCGTTACAATGAAGTGGTCATGTGCTAATGGTTGGAATGGGAAGGTAGACAATGGCTAAAGCATCTTTGAAGCCAGTTAAGGTAAACATTCTTCTTGAATTAACAGAAGAGGAAGCTGAAGCACTTTTAATCGTCTGTTATAGCATCGGTGGATCGACACATGTACCTAAGCGTAAAGTATTTTCAGACAGTCCTTCAAGTATTCTTACCGCCCTTGAAGAGTGCGGTGTGAGCCTTCCATCCGATTACTACCTAGATCCGTCAAAGTATAAATCAGGTAAAATTTACATTAATTATTAAGGAGATTATATTGGATAAGCAAGCAGTAAAGAATGCCATCACTGAGATGGTGAACAGTATGTACCGTATTCAATCTGAGAAGGATCTTCAGAAGGCTATTGTTCAGCGGATGAAGGATGAGCAGGGCATGGAAAGGGAGGATGTGAAGGAGTTCAAGGCAATGGCTAAGTTCGCGTATAAAATGGACCTTGCCACTAAGAAAGCAGAACTTGAAGCTATTGAAGCTAAGATGGCGGAATACGGAATCGAAGATTAAGATGGAAGTAGGAAACCGCTACTGGACTTTCTACCACAATATTAAGACAGGTTTTAAGCAGGTATTGCAAGCACGGTGGGAAGGTAGTAGAATTGACCTTCTTCGTGAGAAGGAAGAACGAATCTTTGATTCTCAACTAAAAGCTAAAGAGGCTTGCGATAAAGACTAATGCTTAATTATGCCCTTGACCTTGCCAAAGAGAATCCAGTAAATGGATATAAATTCGGATGTGTAATTACCGATAAAAAGGGGAATAAAATATCCGAAAGCTGGAATAGTTATTCCAAGAGTCACACCATGCAATTTAAGTACGCAAAGCGTGTTGGACGGGAAAAAGCTATCTATCTCCATTCAGAAATTTCTGCTCTCATCCGTGGGCGGGGCCAAGGGCATACCATGTATGTTTGTCGTGTAGATAGATTTGGTAAGCCTGCGATGGCGAAACCTTGTCCTATTTGCCAAGCAGCTATTAAAAATGAAAGCACAATTGAGAGAGTGATTTACTCAATCAATGAGAACGAATTTGGTACACTATTAATTAATAGGAATTAGGAGGTAATATGTCCTTTGAACTTGCTATCACAGAGGAAGTAGAACGTATTCTGAATACCTACGAAGATCAGTATGGTGATCTAATTCTACTCACCGATTGGGATAAAAAAGACTTGATTAAAGTAAAATCACTCATTGATTTTGCAATTATTGAACAATCTAATGATGAAGAGGAGTCAATTTGAACGAAGAATTTGATAACTTAGTGGATAATCTGTATTCTGAGATTAGTACTCTCTGTGATGGAGAAGACCTCGGGGTAATGGCAGAAGCACTAAGCGAGCTACTTCAGGATGCAACAATTAACTCAGAGGACGATGAATTTGTCCAAGTAACCATCGATAATCTACGAAGTATGGCAGATTACTTGGAATCTGGAATTTGGAAAGACAACGGAGTACTGCACTGATGAGTAATGAAGCGGAACGTGCGGCAGAACTTTCGCACACTATTGTTGGATACCTTAATTCCGAATATGATCTCACTGTTCGCATTGCGGCACTAAAGGCTGTCCTTGCGCTTCAAGAGCATCTTCAAACGGCTGAACTCACCAAGGAAATGCTTCGTCGCACATATGAAGGTAGTACGATGAATGCTTAATCAGGAGATGTTTTGGCTGGGAAAGACATAACAGGTAGAAAGTTTGGAAAACTTACTGCGATAGCACTGGGAACAACTATCTTGTGAGGTAACTAAGTATCTAAAGGATAGAAGTGAAGTACACCAATAAATACAAAATACCAGAATCTATTGTTAGTGCAATTCTAAAGACAAGAATGGATTATGACAATGAAGGTTCTGATTTAAGCGCCTCATCTATCACTATAGAACCTAAGCAGTTCTGGCTTAAGAAGAAGTATCAAAATGAAGTAGTTTTTGATATTAGAGATATGTATAGAAGTTTTATAGGTACAGTTGCACATAACGCCTGTGAACAAGCAGCCAAAGATGATAGCAACTTAATAGTTGAGGTAAGGTATTCAACATATATAAACGGGTGGAAGGTATCTGCTAAAATAGATAGGTATGACGTTAGTAAAAAGAAGTTGACAGACCTTAAGTTCTCATCAATCTACTCACTATCAAACCCACCGAAAGACGAGTATATCGCGCAGTTGAATACCCAAAGGTTTCTGATGTCTTTAGATGGGGTAGAAGTCAGCGAAATGGAACTAGATATCTCAGCAGTTGATTGGTATGAGTCAAGAAGTATTAACCCAGATTACCCGTCTTCCCCATGTAAGTCACTGAAGGTGGAAATATGGCCGCTAGAGAGAGTACGAGGGTTCTTAGAAGATCGTGTTAAATTGCTTCAATCATATGAGGATACAGACGTGGATGAAATACCACCTTGTTGTGAGAAATATAGATGGAAGCAAGATGATGTATGGGCAGTGTACAAAGACAATAAATCAAAAAGAGCATCTAAACTCCACTCGGATGAGATAAGTGCTAAAGTACACGCATCTAACTGCGGAGGTAGGGTCGAGTTCCGTAAAGGACTTGATAAGAGATGCATGTCGTATTGCGAGGTAAACAAGCACTGTTCCTACTGGAAGGAAAACTATGGAAGCGAATAAACTTTATAAACTCTCATATTATATGGAAGGAGGGAAGTGGGAGTCTGAACTGTCATTCAGTCACAGTATTGATAAACTACAGAGAAGTGTAGTTGTGAACGGTGCATGGACGGTAGTGAACGACCCTAACTCTCCGAGTCTAAAGCGGGAGTCAAAGAGTGAAGGCCCGATTACCTATTACATCCGAGAAGTTAATTTCATTGTATAAGGAGACTCATGGGAAACCATATTTGGCATTTTGAACCAGAAGTAACAGAAGAACAGACTTACATTGAAATGCTGCGCGACCACGCATTAGAGGAAGCAATGTTCTCTCGTTATAGTGACAACGATGAATATCATCACGTATTATCGGCAGATAATGAGTATCAACAATGGTTGGATGAGATGAATGACTGGCGAGACTAAATGTGAAGAAAAGATGGTTTAAAAAGAAAGAAAAAGGACTCCCAAAAGGGTACGACAGTAAGTTAGAGTTTGAGTTGCACAGCGGTCCTCTTAAGGGATACAATCATCACCCAGACAAGTTGACTTATAAGATTGATCATGTATATGAACCAGATTTCGTAGACCCGGAAGAGCCTCATATCTTAATTGAAGTTAAGGGTAGATGCAGGGATAGGGCAGAGTTGATGAAGTATGTTCATATCCAGAAGTGTAATCCTGATTATGAGATTATTTTTATCCTTGAAAAGAGGGGCGTTCCTGTGCCATTCGCTAAAAAGAGGAAAGATGGTACAAAGCAAACTCACGAAGAGTTCTTAACAAAACACGGATTCAGGTACTTTTATCCAGATACGATCCCCGAGTCATGGAAGAAGTCATGAACGAATACGTTTATAGAATTTGGGATAAAGTAGAAGAGTGTTATTGGTCTACTAGCTCAGGAAAGAGTGTATGGAACACTGCTGGATTTGCCAAGTCTGCGTGGACCGATAAATTATCTTATTATGAGAAACGAGAAATGAAGCCTAATATAGAGGATAAAAGACCCTTCTTTGACACTCAGGATCGATACGTTATTCACCGATTCAAAGTAAGTTTTGAATTTGTAGAGGAGGTGAAGTAATGGGAGAGATCATCCCAACATATGTACCAATAATGACAAAGACAACCTTAGAGGAAATTAAACAATGAAGCAACAAAATAAAGTCCGTAAATTCTGGATTACTAAGTGCCCAGACTGTGGCGGTGTGGATGGATCTATTGAGCAAGTTAAGTCATATGACGCCACGAGAGACTTAGAAAATTGGAGAAACGAGGAACGTCACATCTCTGAGTACACACAGACAAAACTAGGAGAATTTCCATATAGGTGTTATTGCGATATCCTAGATAATGAAGATGAAGAAGGAGACGAATAATGTATTTCGGTTCACAAGAATATCTTGACCGCACCCTAGAATTTGGTTACAACTTATCTAAGGCTCTGAATCCACTAGCAGATGAAGTCACGCACTTTACTTTCGCTGACAACCTTGTACGACAAGCAAAGAAGCGTCAGGATCGTTTCTACGGTCGAACTTCAAAGTACATGCCACACCAAGGTGCTAAGGAGATTGCTCGTCGTAAGGCAAAGATGGAGGGGATTTGAAAGTTCTTCACTTAGATATAGAAGGAGTTAGATGCTCCCGTAGTAGTGACTACATTATCACTAAAGATGGTAATGTCTTCTCACTCAAGAAGAACTACTATGGGAGACAGTTATCTAGGCAAGAGAGTAAAGATGGGTATTTTAGGGTAAAGATTGATGGTAACTACGTAGGATTGCACAGACTCTTGGCTGAAGCATTTCTCCCCAACCCCTTAAATCTTGAGCAGGTCAACCACAAAGATGGGAATAAGAAGAATAACGCTCTTTCGAATTTAGAGTGGGTTACGCAACAAGAAAATTTAAAACATGCGATGGAGAACGGGTTGCACCCGTCCCCACCTACAAAAATTATGGCTACCTCTAAAGACGGAAAAGAAACTTTATTCTTTGACTCCCAAAGGTCGGTGAGTGATTTTGGATTCACTCAGCCCAATGTTAATAAGTGTCTCAAGGGCCTACGGAAGTATGCACATGGATACACATGGAGTTATGTTACATGAAGATATTACATTTAGACGTGGAGACCGCACCCCACAAAGTCTATGCGTGGGGGTTATGGAGTCAAGATATCTCAATTAATCAGATTGTAGAGCCGGGATATACCCTTTGTTGGGCAGCGAAATGGGACAGCAGTGAAGAAGTCCTGTTCAACTCTATCTATAAAACATCTGAAGACGAGATGCTACAAGAAATGCACAGCCTTCTCGATGAAGCTGATGCAGTGACTCACTACAATGGAGTAAAATTCGATATCCCTACGTTGAATAAAGAGTTTGTCACTCACGGTATGGGTGTACCAGCCCCCTACCATCAAATAGATCTTCTTCAAGTTGCAAAGAAACAATTCCGATTCCCTAGCAATAAACTTGACTACGTTGCTCAGGCTCTTGGTCTTGGGTCAAAAGTCAAGCACAAAGGGATGGATCTTTGGCGAGAGTGCATGGAAGGTGACGCAGAGGCTTGGGCAGTGATGGAGGAGTACAATCGTGGTGACGTGATTCTCCTTGAAAAACTCTACCATAAATTGCTACCTTGGATCAAGGGGCATCCCAACCACGCCCTGTACAAAGAAGTCCTTGACAGACCTGTTTGCACAAATTGTGGTGGAACGCACCTTCAGAGTCGTGGAAAGGCTAAGACAAAGACTCAGGAATATGCTCGATTCCAGTGCGTTGACTGTGGTACATGGGTAAGAGGCAGGACTACAGAAGTTGACAAAAACAGTCGGAAAAACATACTGACTCAGGCTTGACAACCAACTAACTCTTATGAGACAATGTAATCTCCAACACTAACGATTGAGGATAAGTTTTATGAATAATAATGTGGTTCATGTTGACTTCTCCCACCGCACACCCGCACAGACATTGTTTGATATTCTTTATGAAGAAGATTTTGAAGATGTAGTCGTGTTTGGTGTCAAGGACGGTAACCTTGATATTTCCCACACATCTGTGAAAACCGCTGCGGAACTCGTGATGTTGTTGGAGATTGCCAAACAACGTATTGTTAAACAAACAATGGAGGAATTTTGTTAGAGAAGTATTATCACAACGAAACCGCTCAAAACCTACTTGAGAAGGCTGCTGTGCTCATGGATGAGCGAGCCAAGCAGTACGACCAACCCCAAGGTGAACGTAGTATGGAACGCACTGTGAGAGCTTTCAATGCTATCACAGGCAGAGAACTTACGGAAGAAGAGGGGTGGCTGTTCATGATCATTTTAAAATATACCCGTTTTTTCCAGAACCCTCTAGTGCCTCACCGGGATAGCGTGGAAGATGCTATTGCCTATGCATCTCTCTTCGGAGAATCGGCACTAAATAAGAAGGAATAATTATGCCACAATATTTCGTGGACGTGTTGAGTAAGATCGCATCGAGTATTGACCCGGATGAGTTAGTTGAGAGATTAAATCTATCCACAGAAGATCTGTGTGAACTGCTCGCGGATCAAATTGAAGAAAACCTAAACAAATTTGATGATATCTTAGAGGAAGACGATGAAGTTTGAAGAACTAGAAGAAAAGGTAATTGAGTGGGCATTCAATAAAGGTATCCTGTTAAAATCAGATCCTAAGAGCCAACTTTTAAAGACAGTATCCGAAATCGGTGAACTAGCTGATGCTGTAAATAAAGGTGATCAGGTAGAAACAGTGGATGCCATTGGTGATACTCTGGTCACTTTAATTATCCTAACTGAACTACTTGGTCTTGACATTAACGAGTGTCTTGAGTCTGCTTACAATGTAATTGCAAAGCGTACAGGAAAGATGATCATGGGCGTTTTTGTAAAAGATGAACCTGTTCGAGATGTCTTGCCGTGATTAAGGATAAGTTCAAAACAGCACATATGGAGGTAGCCGAGGTCTACTCCCGGCTATCATCCTGCAATCGGCTTAAAGTAGGAAGTGTCATTGTCCAAGGCACACAGATACTTGCTTATGGATTCAATGGTACTCCTCCCGGTGAAGATAACTGTTGCGAGGATGAACACGGTAATACTAAATCAAATGTCCGTCATGCAGAATGGAACGCTATTTATAAGATGATAGAAGAGGGAAGGTATTGCGATAATGCCAGTCTCTTTGTTACGACTAGCCCTTGCGCTTGTTGTGCTCAGTTGATTATTGATTTCGGTGGGATTAGAGAAGTCTATTATAAGAACAACTACAGAAGTAAGGAAGGGATTGATTTACTGACTTCTGCTGGTATTTATGTTGAACAATTATGAGGTACTATGACGAAGTGGAATGTATTAACTGATTTTGGTAAGAAGATGTTGTCAGAGAGTAAGTTCTATATGGGTTACTCTCGGTGGGATGAAGGTCTAAATCGTTACGAAACTTGGGAGGAAGCTGTAACCCGCGTGATGGATATGCACCGGGAAAAATACAAAGATGTAATGACTACAGAGTTGAGTGATCTAATCAACTTTGCAGAGATCGCTTATAAGAACAAACTTGTACTTGGGGCACAACGAGCACTACAATTCGGTGGAGATCAACTATTCAAGCATAATGCTAGAATGTACAATTGCTTGAAAAAAGACACATCTTTTGTAACGTCATCAGGCGTGAAAACTTTCTCAGACTTTGCTGAGGGAGATGTGGTTACTGTTTTGACCCACACAGGAGCATGGAAAAAGGCGATTGTCAGACAATATGGAGAACAACAACTATTTGAATACAGGTTTGTAAAAGGAAGTTCAAAAGAACATATAGTTAACGCTACAGCGAACCATCGTTGGATACTGAAGGATGGTACTGAAACAACTAACCTGAAGGTAGGCGATTGTATTTACAAGCCAGAAAATACTTTTGGTAAATTCGTGTACGAAGAAGCAACACCTTTAGAGAGATTGTATTGGTGTTATGGTATGGTGTACGGCGATGGCACTCTTGTGAAAGATCGGAATGGCGACCATACTTATTCTATGATCCGTCTTTGTGGTATTGATAAGAAGTTTGCCAGTAGGTTTGAAGAGATGGGATTTAAGACTTCTTCAAATATATCTTTGGGCGGAGACTTTTTTGCTTATACAGGTGCTTATCTGAAAACTGCACCAAATCCAGAAGTAGATTCTCCAGAATTGATCAGGGCATTTGTTGCTGGTTATCTACAAGCTGATGGAGCGAAGAATAGGAATAGAAATGGAACACAATACTTAAGTATTCAATCTTCAGAAGAAGATCATATCAATTTTATCCGAAGATGTTTTCCTATTGCTGGGGTGTGGATTATTAGTGAAACTGACTTGACTGGACAAGAGACTAATTTTGGGTTGCGTGATAAAACCATTAGTTTCCGAATTAGTGATTCTATGGGGTCAAAATACAATCAAGGATGGGTTGTTAAGAGTATAGAACCTAAAAACATAGAGCAGGTATGGTGTCTTGAGGTTGAAGATGATAAGTCATTTGTTCTCCCAAATGGTATTGTGACAGGCAATTGTTCTTCCTCTTACGCAGATCGACCTGCATTTTTCCAAGAGGCAATGTACCTTCTTTTATGCGGGTGCGGAGTAGGCTTCTCTGTTCAGAAACAACATATCGCAAAGCTACCAAAAATTAAGCAACGATATGAAAAGAAGTCAAAAGTTTACACAGTGCCGGATAGCATTGAAGGGTGGGCAGAGGCTTTCGGTGTTCTTCTCTCGTCTTATTTTGAAGGTGGCGGTACTCATCCAGAGTATGAAGGATGCCAAGTTCACTTTGATTTTAGTAAGATTCGTCTAAAGGGATCTTTAATCTCTGGTGGATTTAAGGCTCCCGGCCCAGACGGTCTAAGAGCTGCCCTTCAAAAGTGCGAGGATTTAATTGAAAACTTAGTACGCTCCTCTAAAGAACCTGTAGTCATGAAGCCTATCACAGCGTATGATTTTGTGATGCACATGAGCGATGCTGTTCTTTCAGGGGGCGTTCGTCGCAGTGCTACGATCTGTCTCTTTAGTAAAGACGACGAAGAAATGCTTAAGGCTAAGACAGGAGATTGGTTTGTAACTAACCCTCAGCGTGGCCGAAGCAATAACTCTGTAATGCTTTTACGAGACGAGATTACCCGCGAAGAGTGGGCACATATCATGGAATCTGTGAGACATAGTGGCGAGCCGGGGTTCATCTTTACAGATAACCTTGACTTTACTTACAATCCGTGTGTCGAAGTAGGTATGCTACCTGTCGATATTGAAACAGGTGAGTCTGGTTGGCAGGTATGTAACCTTTAATTCTGTAGAGGTTATAAAACAGGGTGAATTGCTGGAACGCCCTTAGAGCCTTTCAAACTACAACGTAAGGATGAAATAAACCTAAGCGTGATAGTTTGAAAATTGAAAGGATTGGGTAATCAGCAGCCAAGCTCCGAATAGGGGAAGGTTCAACGACTATCTTTAATAGAGTAGGGTCAAGTGACTCGAAGCGCCCTGCCCTGTATTTTACAGGTGATGATGTAGTCTAATCTTTATAGAAATATGAAGGAGAGCCGATACCTCTCAATATAGGAGGTATAAATGGAAGAACTAAAACCTAATAGAAATGGCTGGTTAGAGAGTAGTACCCATAGGCAATGTACCAATTGTTACGAGATTTTCGAGAAAAATGAAAATTACTCAATGCGTATCTGTAACAAATGTAACACTGCGAGGGTTAAATCTCAATCAGCAGAAATGAAGATGTACCGAAGAGCTAAAGCTAGGTCAAAGGAACGGGGTTTTGATTTCAATATTGAACCATCTGATATCAGCATTCCTAATACTTGTCCGGTTTTAGGTATCCCTATTTTCGTTACTGTAGGGAAATCCGGGGCATATGATAATAGCCCGTCTCTTGACAGAAAAGATAATTCACTCGGGTATATAAAAGGTAATGTACAAGTAATCAGTCAATTAGCTAATGCTATGAAAGCTAACGCTAGTCCTGATCAATTACTGAAGTTTGCTGAGTGGGTTTTTGAAACATACAAAAATTAGGTATCGGCTCCGGCTGAGATTAACGACCTCAGTTGAATATAAATGACAGAGATCAATGGTGGGATGTGTACGGATAGGGCTACATTTCTAGATGCTTGTAAAGCTGGTAGTATTATAGGTACACTTCAAGCGGGGTATACAGAGTTTAATTACTTATCAGAAGCCTCTAAGAAGATCATCGAACGTGAGGCTCTTATTGGTGTGTCCATCACAGGTTGGATGAATAATCCTGAGATTCTATTTGATAAAGAAAATATGCGGGCAGGTGCGGAAGAAGTAGTTCGTGTTAATAAGTTAGTCGCTGAACTAATAGGCATTAACCAAGCGGCACGAACTACAGTAGTAAAACCGAGTGGGAATGCAAGTGTCCTTTTAGGGACTGCATCTGGTATTCACGGTGAGCACTCCCCATTATATTTCCGTAATGTACAGATGAATGATCAAGATGATGTACTTCACTTAATTGAAGGTATTAATCCTGCAATGGTTGAAACATCAGTATGGAGTAACACTGGCACAGATAAAGTGGTCTCTTTCCCTGTGGTCAGTAAGGAAGGTTCTATCTATAAGAAGGATCTACTAGGTGTTAAGCAGTTGGATTATGTGAAGGCGGCTCAACAAGTCTGGATTGAGGTAGGAACTAATCTAGATCGTTGTGTGGATAAGAACCTTCGCCATAATGTATCTAATACAATTACTGTGGATAATTGGGATGAAGTAGAGGAGTATATTTTCAATAACCGTAAATGGTTTGCAGGTATCTCACTACTAAGTGCTAGAGGTGATAAGGCTTACCCTCAAGCGCCATTTACAGAGGTCTTTACTGCACAGCAGTTACTAGATCAATACGGACCTGCCTCTATGTTTGCTTCTGGGTTGATTGTGGATGGGTTATATGCTTTTAATAATAACCTGTGGACAGCCTGCGATACTGTGTTAGGTTGGGGCTTAAAATTAGATCCAGAGGCAAGCGAGGATCTTCTACGTCGAGATTGGGTACGTCGAGCAAAGAAGTTTGCGAAGAACTACTTCAATGGGGATGAAATGGTTATGACTAATTGCCTTAAGGATTGTTATAACCTACATAAGTGGCACAACATTATGCTCACAATCGAACCTATTGACTTTGCAAAACAACTTATGGAGCGTAGCTACACTGAGGTAGATACAATGGGCGCTCAAGGCTGTAGCGGTGGGGTTTGTGAGATAGTGTTTTAATTAGATGTTAGCCAAGGACGGCTTTCTTTAAAGGAGGTGTATGAAACCTAGTGAGTTATTACTGCAAAGTGCAGAACCATTCGACCAAGCCTGCTTACTGGTCCGTAAAATGGAAGAAGAGTTTGATTACCTAAAGTGGTTCTTTGGTAATTGTGACTTTGGGCCTGCCCATGGAGATGTAGTCTATCTCATGCAGCAGGAATACGAAGAAGAGACAGGTAGGAAAGTTCCAGAGGTATACAGGTTGGACAATTAAAATGAGTGTTGACTACAGCGGAGGTATTCTGATAGGATGCCACGGATCAGAAATCAAGAACGAAAAGTTCAAAGAGGATAGTGTAGACTTTGTGGAACGTCACAATCTGGATATTATGCGCCCTTATTATGATGCTTCTCCCAACGAATCTTATATAGGGAAACAAATACACTATAGGTGGTCATACGGGAATATGGTGGAATTAGTCTCTCAGTTCAAAAAGATCAAGGAGAGGTTGGAGCCTCTTCTTGGTACTGAGGTCTACTTAATCGGTACACAGGATATAACTTAAAGGATAACAATGAAGATTTTAGCAGGTGTCGGTGTTTTTATTTTAATGTTTTTAATACTAGCAGCACTATTCTCACTTCCTGTAATGCTTCTATGGGACTGGCTCATGCCTTCAATTTTCGGCCTTCGGGAAATCTCGTGGGTAGAGGCATGGGGCTTGAGTTTCCTAAGTGCGCTATTATTTAAAAGCCACACAATAATTCAATCTAATTAGTAAAGGAGATCTATATGGGTTTACGAGTAGAAAAGAATATGGATGTATTTAACGGTAAGAGTCTAATTGGTTATAGCTTTACAAAAGGATCTGAATATACCCTTGATCTTGAGGACAGGGAAGGTAAGGTTGAACGAGTTCGTATCCCTGCCTCCCTCAAGGAACTGCTTGACGATTATAAGGCAATGGGTTAATGCAGTCTCGGGTAGAGTCGCTAGTAGAGTCAATTGTTAACATTGCAATCGGGTATGGCGTAGCACTATTATCTCAGATATTAATCTTTCCATTATTCGGTATCCACGTACCGCTCAGTACTAACCTATGGATTGGACTGTGGTTTACAATGATTAGTCTGGTAAGGAGTTATGTAATTCGACGGTGGTTCAATACACGACTTAAGCAGATGGCTCAATCCGTGGCGAGGGCTGTTAATTAGACTTGACAGAGAGGCTAGGTCCGTGGTAGGATTCTAGCCTCTTTTTAACCGTCTTTCCGAAAGAAGTCTCCCACATCAAGGAACATGAAGGGCGATAGCCAAGTGAGAGTAGGTGGGAGATGAATTTCGGTTGGCTTTAGCCAAAACTCATGATGTAAAAAGAATAATAACTTTCGGAACGAGAGGGTTCGCTCGGTCAACTTTCCGTTATGAAACGGAATTACCCGAGAAGCCCCCACTTCAATCAAACCGCAAGGTTGATAAGTGGTGGGTAGTTCACTTGGAGAATAAATGGAACCGAGAGATTTTACATATTGGCTACAGGGGTTCGCGGAGCTAAATCCAGAACCTCCTACAGCCGATCAGTGGCAAGTGATTAAAGATCATCTTGCTTTAGTGTTTAAGAAGGAGACACCAACATACGTTTTTCAGACTCCTCTTGGAACTGGACCGCTTAAATGGTCCTTCGATAGTGAACCAGTAGTTACTTGTTGAGGTAAATAGGAAATGAGTTATACTGAGACAATCAGACAATACGCGATCACCAGTATGCGAAATGCTGGATATCAGTACCCCAAATGTACCATTATTGGTTATAAGAATGCTAAGGACGAGTGGGTAGAGACAGAAGATGTGTTTACCGTATTTCGTATGAGTGCATATCAATTACCCACAGATGTCGTACACGGAGGGACGTTAGTGCATGATATTAAAGTCCCCACTAGACCAAAAACAAGTAGAGAATTCACAGAGATTGTTGCGGATGGTATTACAAAGATGCTCTTTGTCTATGACCCATGTAAAACTCATACAGATAACTAGAGAAAGAGCTAAAGAAATGTCTAAATTAGGTCATGAGAGGAGATGGGGATATGTGTCCAACTAGAGTATACGTGTGTGAAAAATGCGGTAATGAAGTAGAGTTATTTCAGAAGATGAGTGAAG